ATGTAATTGAGTACCTTTTCTGAATTTACTGTCATTTTTTTCTTCTCCTTTTTTTTCTCGGGTTTCCCCTTTGTTCTGTAATTATTATATAATAAATTTCTTAAAAAGTCAAGTATTAATCTTCCTTAATACTAAACTCTTCAATTGCGATTTTCTTTACCTCATCCTCAGTTTCGGCTTCAATAATTTTATTAAGCTTGGGGACAAGGTCAGTCTGATAACCAGACATTGCCTTCTGTAAAGTAGCGAGACGGTCCTGAATCTGATTTACAATAATCATCGCGCCAACTAGTAGTTTGGCAAAATCAGCTTTATCAAGTTCTGAACCATCATTAATTTTATCGTGAAGAGCGTTATAATCATCGCGCATTGTCTGTGCGGTTTTCAGCCCTTCTTCATCGTTCTTAGCTCTATCATAATCCATTACCTGTTCTGCCGATACGGCAGTGGCCTTGGCGAGCTCCTTAAACAGTTCCACGTATCTTTTATCCATTTTTTACTCCTTTTACTGCTCTTCCAGTAATTTTATATTTATTATCACCAGTCCAGAAAGCCTGTTTTACATAACCATCTTTATCTAGTTTAATTGCTTTTACGCCTTTTGTCATACGCCCAGTGTATCCAATTTCTGACAATGAATAGCAATTATAATAATCGGTATTACTTACAACAACTACTTTATCATCATCATCGCTACTAAGGATAACAGATACTAGCGCGTCATCATCTAGTTTAATAACTCCGATGCCCTTCTTTGCGCGAGTAAGATACTCAGAGGTATGACTCTTTTTAATAAACCCATTTTTCGTTACACAAGTTATAGATTGGAAGGCATTAAATGTACGACTATCAATTAGAAGAAGAGGCTTTTCGGCGCCAATTGAGAATATATCTGTAAGTTTTACTACTTGATTATATTTAATTTTATGAATTGTTTCACTATACATTTTCCCAGCGTCAGTAATTAATATCAAAGACCCTAGGTTTGTACTATAAAAAGCATCTTGTGCCTTTCCGCACTTTTCACCTTTTTTAATTATCTTGATATTATTACCATTCTGAAGAACAATAACATCTTCTTCTTTAATTTCTTCTGGTTCTTCTTCGTCTCCAAGAATATTCTCTACTCTTGTTCTACGAGCATCACCAAATTTCTGCGAAACATTATTCAATGCCTCAATCAATTTTTCATCTAACGCGGCAGGTTCATTTAATATGTATCTACATTCCGCAATAAATTTAACAAGTTCTTCCAGTTCTTCATTTAATTTTACGCCGTCAATTCTTGTTAGGGCCGATAGCTTCATAGCGAGAATAGCTTCAACTTGTGGCTTGTTAAACTTATATTTAGCTATAAGCGCTTCCGCGGCTTCCTTCGGACTTTCGGAAGCACGAATAATAGCAACAATATCATCAATATTTGCCACTGCTAAAAGCAATCCATTGACGATATTTTCGCGCGCGAGTGCTTTATCCAAGTCAAACTGGATCATGTTACGCTTACAATTACGGATATGTGTAATATAAGCATCACATGCATCGCGCCATCCAAATACCTTTGGAAAACGGCCTTTATCTAGCAAAATCATATTGATAGAATAATGATTTTCTAGCATGGTATCATGATAAAGTTTCGCAATCATTTTATCAGGATTTTGTCCCTTAGAAAGATAGATACGAATATCTGCTTCCTGCTTGGTATAATCAATAACTTTATCAATGCCATATTCTGGATTATCATTTACTAGTGAAGCAAGCTGGTCCATTACTGTATTTGTAAATACACCATATGGAAGTTCAGTTGCTTGAAGTGCTTGTTCCTTTGGAAGATATGTCATCTTCGCGCGCAAACGAATGGATTTTCCTTTTCCATTCTTTAAGCTTTCTTTAACCTCATCCGCATTAGTGATAAGACCGCCAGTTGCGAAATCTGGAGCGCAATAAATTTCATTAAATGATACGTCTGGATTTTTAATGATTTTAATCAACGCATCATTTACTTCTTTAAGGTTAAACTGAGGAACGGAAGTTGCCATAGCAACCGCAATACCCTGACATCCATTAACAATATTCCAATATCCAATAGAAGGAAACACAGATGGAATTTGTTCTGTGCTATCATAGTTGTCGTACCATTCAGTGATAGCATTTTTCTTTAGCCCGTTAAACATATAGTCAGCAATTTCGCCAGACTTCATTTCAACATAACGGGCGGCGGCATGACTATCCGGAGATGAGGGATTACCGTAGCTGCCTTGGACATCTTCTAGCGGGTAGCGGCTTGACCAAGGACGAGCGGCGCGAATGAGAGCGTCGTACATTGCTACATCGCCATGAACATATGATTGCGACATTGCCGCAGCGACGCTCTTCTGCGCCTTCTGGAACTTATCTTTATGAGTGAGCTTGTTGGTAAATTGTGCGTATAGACCCTGCCGCAAACCAATTTTCAGCATATCTCTTACATCAGGTAAAGACCTCTCTTGCGCGATTGATGCGCCATACTTTAAGAATGCATCCTCAATGGTGCGTTGAAAGTCTACATTTTTAATCATTATCTCACTCCTTTTCTTTATACTTTATTATATCATGAATTTGAAAAATTGTCAATAAAGAATATTTTTAATTTCTTCATTTAATTCTTCTGTATTTTCTATACGATCTTTAGCTATATTAAAATAATTAGTATCTAATTCAATTCCTATAAAATTACGACGTAATTTCTTACAAGCTACTCCAGTAGTGCCAGAGCCCATACAATTATCTAAAACGGTATCATTCTCGTTGCTAAAGGTACGCACTAAAGCTTCTGTTAAAGCTAGAGGCTTTTGAGTTGGATGCAAATTACATGTTAATATATCTCTTTTAAAATGCCATAATTGCGTAGGATAACGCCAACCTGTATCATTATATTCAATAACTGATTTTTCTTGTTGATCTGTTAAAATACCTAATTTTCCATTTTTCACCTTATTAGTACGTTTTGGGCCTTCATAAGATACCATTTGTGGATTATATGTACATTGTTTATTATAAAAAATAGAAATAGTTTCTATAGTTTTCCCTACGCGTTTTTTTACTTGATTAACATTAGTTAAGCGTTCTTTTTCCCAATAAATATCATATTTATAATTTTTTAAATTACTAGCTCGTAGAAGAGTGGAAAATGGTTCTTGTCCAAATAAAACTATTGCTCCTTCTGGTTTAATTATTCTATCATATTGTTCCCACAATTTATCAAAAGGAATGATTATATCCCAAGTACATTTTGTTGTTCCATATGGTAGATCACAAATAATACAATCTATTGTATGATCTTCAATTAACTGCATTTGTTTTAAGCAATCTTCATTATATAACTGTATCGTATTATACCACCTCTTGAAATAATTTATATAGCTCTTCATATGAAAGAATTCGAATTAAATATTTTTTTCTATGTTCTTCAATATTGGTATTATTTAAATGAAACTGTCCCTCTCCAATATTGCCACGATGTTGTTTATTAGAATAGTTATCTAAAGTTTCAATCTTATTATTTTCAATTTTAAATATTTCAATATGGTCTTTAAAAAAAATACCATAATAAAGAATATCAAATTCTTTATTTTTAATTTGCTGAATATTACAATCAAATTTTTGTATATTTGCTTCAGAAGAATTAAAAGCTCTATATACTGTAGATGCTTCTAAGCATTGCTTAATTACATTATTTTTTTTAATAGTATCAGTATTTTCCTTTAATGCTCTAGAAAATTTTACTTCTATTCTTTTATTGGTATCATCTCTCTTATCAAAATTTAATACATTAGAAGGCTGCATTTTATATAAGAGTTCAATCATAAGCTCAGCTACCGTTCCAAATCTACGAGTATGTAAAGAAAAGATACCTTCCCGAAAATTTTCAATATTTATATCCATCTATTTTATCCTTTCTCATTTTCTATATTTATTATATCATAAATTTAAAGATTGTCAATTATTTAAAATATAAATTTTATTTTTGTACTTTTTCTTTTTTCTTTAATAAACTCATAACGAATTGGATTACTGTAATAATACTGATTGAGTAAATCTATAGTTGGATTTAAAACATATCGATTAAGGTCTGCTGGCTTGGGATAAGTCTTTATGTACTGAAAATCATTTAATAATATTGTATTCATTTTATTCTTTTTAAGATAATCTAGTAGACATAATATATATAAACAAAATTTTTTACCTTTTGTAGTCTTAATATGGCAATATTTCTAAAAATGAATATCAATATTTATCGTAGATGTATCTAAAAAATTTTGTTTCAGGCTTTTATCTGTATTAATAAAACCATTATTTATAAGAGAAGAAAAGCTTGCATTATATCGTAAATAGGAATCACCACTATTATCATTTTTTGAAAATAATGAAATAAATTGAGCTCCTACTGGTATAAGAGATAACTAAGAACAATAAATTAAATAAACTAATACATCAGTATCCATCGCTGTTAAATTTTTACTATTAGTAAAAATTAATGTTGGATTAAAATGTAGTAACAAATCTTTATTATTATCATTGTTTAAAGCAATCTCCTCATTTATATTTTCCATACTAAAAATTGTAGGAACATTTTGTTCTTTTGTAGCAACAATATCTTTGTCTGAAGTTGAGAAAATAGTATGATTACCATTCTATTTATTTAATCCTTGATTTACAGCATTATATTTATAAATATAATAACTTTCTTCATCATCTAAATCTTCTGGACGGCATCTAGTCAAAATTTCAAATGTATATTTTTCTGGCATACATTGATATTTAGAATGCCAATCACTTTCATCATATTTTTTAGTAGCGTGCTCTCTTAATCGTCTATATATATCTTTTGACTATCCAATATAGCACTTTCCCGTCTCTTTTTCAGTAATTTTATAAATACCACAAACTGCCATAATATACCTCAGCTATTTTTATTCTTCCAAACCACATATGGGATATTTATCTGGATCGCGATAAGCAGTATATAAATTAATTCCATGATTATAACAAAATAATACATGATCAAAAACAGTCGAATGCCACCAATCCTCTATACAAGTAGGATAATCTGCATCTCCAAGTTCATCTCCAAACCCGCCGCGATGCCACTGTTCATAATACCAATCAGAAAAATTTAAAAAACAACCAGTTTTATATTTAGCATATATATAATCAATATGATTATCATTTAACCATTCTTGTTTATAATTATCTCGCTCGATCACTTTAGGATCAGTAAAATGCTGCTCTCCATGAACTTCAATATCACTCAATGGATTTCCATTATAAAAGATAAGAAAATCAGATTTTAAATGTCTAGGCACCCTAACTTATAAAAATCATATTCTTTTTCAATATGAATAGCTGGATTAGTTAAATATTTTTGAATATGCCACTCATACATCATTTCTTCACCTTTAGATTTATACTTCATATTATTTTCTCCTTTAATTATTCAAAATACTAAAATCTACGTTCTCAAACAAGAAGTCTCGACGTCCCTCAACTTCCGTGCCCATCAGCATTTGTAAACAATCTGCTGCGGCTTCAGCATCACCAATTGTAAGAATATCCAAGCGCCTATTTTTCGGATGAAGCATAGACTCTTCCATATCTTCCGCGCGCATCTCGCCCAAACCCTTGTATCTCGATTGCTCCCATCCAGTATGGGTTTTTCTTAACTCTGCAAGCTCATCCTCATCATACGCATATACATGCTGCTTTCCTTTACTCAATCTGTAAAGGGGCGCCCGCAGCCAACCAAGTCTTCCTTCTTCAATAAACTTCGGCATTAGAACATAGAAGAGGGTTGTAATAAGACACATAATATTATATCCGTCGACATCAGCATCGACTGCGATAGCTACTTTCCCATAGTTAAGTTTCTTACTATTATATTTATCCTGAATGCCGCATCCAAGCGCCATAATAATATCAGATACTTCTTGATTTTCTAAGCACTCATCAAGCGGATGTTTCATCAAGTTTTTAACTTTACCGCGCACGGCATACAACGCTTCTGTTTTAACATCACGCGCAGGCATTAAGCCACCTAATGCGGAATTACCTTCGCAAATAATTAGCATTGAGTCTTGACCATGTTTTTCGCAATCCTTATATTTATCTGAAGAAGTAACCTTACGTTTACGTTGTTCGGTTTCTTTCTTCTCCATATTAAGAATGGCATCTCTTGCTTTTGTCGCGGCGGCTTCCGCCTTCTCAATTTTACGAAGCATTTCTACAATCGCATTAAATTCATTTGAATGCTGAGTTGCCATATCTTTAAGCGCGTTGGAGAATGCGGTTGAAGCTAAGGTTCGTAATGAGGCATTATTGATTTTAGACTTGGTCTGATTCGCAAAAGAGGGATTTTCTACTTTACAATTAATTACATAGAATAGATTCTTGCGAATATATTCACCATCAAAGGAGGCATTTGCAAGTGTATTGAATGTCTTAGTTATTGCGCTTCTCGCGCCAGTAATCGGACTACCACCTTCGGGGCATCTAAGCCCATTAACAAAAACATAACTGGTTTCATGCTTCGTGCCCCACTGGAAAGCAATCTCCAAACTGTCAGTACCATCTGTTGCGGAACCTGTAATAATACTTTTTTGAAGCGGCTTTTTTACATTCTCAGCGACAAAATCAATAATACCATTTTTCGCGCAATAAGTTTTCTCATCATTTTCATTTGATACTATAAATTCAATGCCTGGATAAAGATATGAAATATCTTTAATGTCCTGACAGATTCGGTTAAAATCATAACCAATTGGACCATTTGAGAATACTTCAGGATCTGGAATGAAGAAAATATAAGTGCCATTTTTTAGACCACTCACTTTTCTTTCTTCATAACTATCCAAAATCCCTTTATTGAAGGTTGCTGTTGCCTTTGCTCCATCACGAATACTAGTAACTTCAAATCGTGTAGAGGAAAGACAAACGCACGAACCGCCAATTCCATTTAATCCTGAAGCATTCTTATAAGCATCATGTGAGAACTTGCCGCCAGTATGTGATTTAGTAAAGATAGAGACAAGTACGTTCTCTCCATCTTCTCTAATACCGAATGGAACTCCGCGCCCGTAGTCTCTAACGCTGATACCGTTAGTGGCTGACTCTAAAGTAATTACTATCTTTTTGCCATAACCCGCGAGCGCTTCATCAGTACTGTTATTGATAATCTCTTTTAATGCCTGATAAGTTCCTTCATTATCATCGCTTCCAAGATACATCTGAATTCTAGTACGGACACCTTCGCGAAAGTCTAGACTTTGAATAGAATTAATATCATATGACTGGGACATTTACTCACTCCTTTCCTTTCTCTTATACATATATTATATCATAATTTGATTAAAAGTCAATTGTCTACCCACTTTAAATCTACACTGCACTTATATTTATCCGGTAAACAATTTTCTGCGCGTGTATCAAGCTTATTAATTCGTTCCTGATATGCGCCAGTAAGTATATAATGTTCTTTTATATTAGAGACAAATTCATTCTCATATTCACTTGGGTCAACAGTTTCTTCCCAAGAATAAGTAACCATAACCTTAAGCTTCAAAGGTGTATCCAAGTTCTTCCACCGCCCTTTCAATACATTCATAAAGAAGATAGCATCTAATTAAACAGTCTAGATAACGCGCTGGCGCGCCATGAAATTTCTCGTCTTTTGCTAGCTCTAGATCCCAATCTGTTAGTACTTCAACAAGGTAACCAAGTCCATGCCCTACATAATCTTCGCACTCTTTTTCGGAGGCGTAGTAAAAGGGACCATTACCAGTAATTTCATCTACATCCCAAAGTTCTTCATCAAGTCGCTCAATATAGTCATCATAAGTTTCTTGCGGTTCAGGGAGTAGTCCCATAACTTTAACGTAGTCTTTAATATCATCAGTTATTGCTCTTCTATAATCGTACATATTATTCTCCCATTCTAACGCTAAAGCCAGCAAGCTTTAGGTTAAAGTCCTTTGAAATATATTCTTCTGCTACATCATCTAGTTTATGAATAAATAGAGGTTTTTCAGGATCAAAATTACCATAAAGCATATCCGCTAGATCAATAATACATAAAGAATCAAAACCGTATGCCTGTGCTTTTGCGGCCAAAGCTCGCTTATTGGTTGTTAAAATCATACCATCGGCTTCAATGGCGGCTTCCATTAGTTCCCGTGTTTTTCCAGTACCAAGTGGCCTTGCAATTACTTTCATTCTAATTCTCCTCCAGTAATAGAATAAATTTCTTTATTTTCATAAAGGCGTTCAAAGGTATAGCCCTTTTCTACCAATTCTTTATACTTGGTTTCATCAGTAATCTCTACTACATATGTACATTTTCCAGTCGGAACCTTATAGAGTTCATTGACAAAAAATATACTTGCACAAATCGCAAAGAGAGCAATACCAAAGGAAATCAATGTTAATTCATCACTTATATCATTAAATGCTCCAATAATAAAGCATATAATTGACGTAACCCCAACTATAAATACAATAATTCCGAGAGTGCTTACGCCAAAGCGCATTCCTTCATTAATTAAAATTTCCATATTATCTCCCTATTTTATGAATTACGTATATCGGCGACATAAATTGTATAATTATGAATTTGTATATTACTATTATTTGTATCATTATGTACTTCATATTTATACAGACCTTGTTGCACGATACTTTCGGCAAGTTGCCGTGCTGCTTCTTGAGCTAAATCTTCATTTGATAAATAATTATCATCTTTAGTAGTTGATATCTATGTGCGTAATTTAATTATTGGACAGTGAGCGGTTATTACTTTATGTTCCGATGTAGATGGAAAACTAGTAAAGCCGCCTAGCTTATAAATAAGCCATATTCTAATTTTTTCCAACATTTTTTTCTAGCTCCTCAAAATATTTTTTAAAAAATTCTGTTTCCTTGTCCGGCTCAGACCATGGGCAATCGTTGCATGTTATTCCTTCTTCATTATCTGCATAGGGACAAAAACCAGATGTTATAATTTGACACATATTGCTCTCCTTACAATTATATTATATCATAATTTTTATAAAAGTCAATCTTTGCGCGCGAGCGCCATATCATTATTTAGATATTATTATTTTTATTATTTATATATTAATTATATATTAATATTACTCCTAGGATTTTCGGACTATTGGTACGATTTTCGGACGAACGGAACGGTTTTCGTACTGAATAGTACAATTTTCGGACGCGAATGGTACGATTTTCGTATCAATGAGAGTGAATGGTACGATTTTCGGAATGAATGGTACGAAAATCGTTAATCATATTTTTGGCGCCATGCATCAGGTACTGCATTAAAATATAATTTATTAGGGCTCTCTACATCTTCTATTATAACTCCTTTTCTCTTAAGTTCTGCAACCGAATCACTGACACTAGATTTCTTAATACCCATTGCTTTCTCAATTGCGGCAGGTGAGAAAAATACATAACCTTTATTTCTCCAGCGAAGTAGATATAGCCAAATCTTAAAGGCATTGCCATTTAATTCTGACGCGGCGGCATCTATATACTTATAATCCATAGGATAATAATACCCGTCTGTTTCGGTATTTTTCTTATGCTCTAATAAATCCGCATTAAGAATATCCATCCTTTTTTGATTTGCGTAATTCGCCATACTTCTGCTCCTCTAATAATATTTCCATTCGGTCTAATAATTTTGCTGATGGATTTCTTAATCTGCGAAAAATTCTACTAAGATGCTCCTGTGAACACCCAATCTTTTCTGCCGCGTCAGTTTGCGTCCATCCTTGCTGGTAAATAAATACTTCAAATTCATTTATAATATCTCTAGTCATTTTCTCACCTGCCTCATTGGCATAATCTAGGGTATAACAAATTACCTACTCTGATAGAATAGGTAATTAATATTAGTAATCAAATTCCATATAGTAATGATATCCTTCTTCTTCAGTTGTATCAAAATCTGCTAAAATCCTACAAAGGCGAGGCACAGTTTCAAAGCCACCAAAGTAATCTTCGTTATGGGTAGCAATTTCAATCAGTTCTTCAACATTTTCGCGCGAAAGTTCAATGTATGAACAGCAATCTTCTTCCACATCAAGAAAAGATGCTTCCTGAATAAGTGTCCAAAATTTTCTAGCGTAGTATACTTCTTGTACTGCATCGGAATTATACCAACTATCAGCCTCAAATGCTTTCTTGGTACGAGCTTTAAAAATATAAATATCCAAACCCATTTTCATTCCCCTTTCCTTTTTCTATAATTATTATAGCATAATTTTAGAAAAAGTCAAATAAGAGGAGTTCAGAATTGAGCTCCTCAAATTTTATTTAGTTAATTCCGCAATAGTTTCTGGTGGGATATCACAATAATCATCAATACAATCAGTTTTTGCACGTAATCCTCGTATTGGAGGCGTCTGGTCTTTTAAAATTAGATTCAAAACAATACCGACAATCATTGCTAATGCGGTAGTTCCAATACTTATTACGCCAAAATCACAAACTGCGCCAGAAACACCTAGTGTTAAAACAGCTGCGATAATTGTTACATTCTTGTTATTATTTAAATCAATATTGCTATCTTTAATTGTACGAATACCACTTAAAGTGATGTATCCATATAAGATAGCGGCACACCCACCAAAAATTGCGCTTGGAATACTTACAAGAAATGCTTGAAGTGGCCCAATGAATGCGGCAATTCCCATAATTACTGCAGCGAGAGCAATTACATATTTAGAACAGATTTTACTAAATCCTGTAGTTCCTACGCTTTCGCCGTATGAAGTATTAGGCATTGCTCCAATTAGAGTGCCTAATGCAGTTGCAGCGCCATCGCCCATAAGGGTGTAGCCCAAGCCTGGATTTTGTGTTAAATCAGTACCAATAACAGCACTAAGTGCTTTATGGTCTGACGTGTGCTCACAAAGCGTTACAAGGCTTAGCGGCAAGAACAGAAGTAAAATTTGTGGTAGTAAAGTCCAGTCAAATGCGCTAAAATGTAAGAATGCAAAGTCTGGCATTTCAAATAGCTTTACACCCTTAAATACAGAGAAATCAATAATTGGTATACCACATACAGTAAGAACTGCCGCGAAAGCATATACAATTAATATAGCTACGAGAAATGGTAGGTTCTTTATGAAGCCTTTTCCATAGTGAGAAATTAAAGCTGTAATTAATAGTGTAAGCATACCTAGTCCAAAGCCAATTAAACTATACTGACCATTGACTTGGAAATAAGTAGGCAAAAAGGTTGCTAAATTTAATCCAATTACAGCAACGATTGGTCCAATTACTACTGGCGGCAATAGTTTATTAATCCATGCTGTACCAAAATGATTTATTGCCAATCCTACGGCGAAATAAACTATACAAACAATTAGTCCGCCAATAAAAACTGCCAAGTAGTTTGGAGCTGTTCCAAGTGCAAGCGCACCCATTACTGCGGCAACAAATGCGCCGGAAGAACTAATAAACATAGGACTTTGTCCGCGAGTAATTAGCTAATAGAGTAATGTGCCTAATGCGGCACCTAGCATTGCTGGTGCAATTGGAACACCACAAATTGTAGGAATAAGAATTGTCGCAACAAAGCAGGCAATAACCTACTGTAATGCCGCAACAATTAGTCGTTTTGCTGGTAATTTGTCATTAATCCCATAAATCATAAATTAGTCTCCTTCTACATAGTAATGCCCATCTTCATCTTCTACTTCCCAATGAACACCATAATTTTCTTCTTTATATTCTGGAAAATGAGTTCCACATCTTCCCTCATCATCGGATATAATAAAATCTGAATACCATTTAATACATTGAATGGTTTTCCATTCAAGTTTATTTAATTCTTCATTCCATGATGCCTGCTGTGTCTGGTAATTAAAACTATCATCTGATAAGATAATTGGGCAATGCGTCTCTATCCATTCGCGTGGTGCCGCAATACACCAATTTATAGAAGTATCAATATATGCGGCATTCACGCACAACTAATTTTCCTTACACCATTTATCATCACAGAATTTACCACTGGTAATCCAATAAATAAAAGGTTCTTCCGCAGGATAGTCTCGTCCAGAAAACCAATTATTTAATTGTAAATGAATAATACCGTTCATAAAACTCCTTAATTATGATACATGCCAGTAGTACTATCGTAATAGTCGCAACCACCGACTTTTGTATCTGCTTGAGTGCATGTAATATAAGTTTTCCACCAGTTTTCATGGTCCACTGTTGTTTTGCCCCAATTAACTTGCCAATTATTGACAGCACAATCGCAAGTAGCTTTCCATGGAGCATTAACACGATTACATCTTGGGCAAACCCAACCATATTCTGCAGGCGGTGGGGTTTCTGCTTTTAATGTATAACTTTTAGCAGTTGTTGTTGTTTCCATATTTACCTCCAATCTGACACGGGCTCATTAGGCATAGTTGTATCAAATTCATATTCTTTTTCCTTTACAAAAGCAATAGCATCTTCTATATTAGATACAAGAATGCCACCCTGCTTGATAAGCCCGGTTACATATAAGTTTTGATAGCTATATTGCTGTTCTCCTAATGAGGCGGCGCCACCTTTATCTTTCGCTTCACTATGTGTTAAATACATTTGCCTGTTATCTGTACAGATACCAACAATATATTTATGGTCGCCACGCTCAATTTTTTCATGAAATTTTCCGATTTCGGCGCAAGTGCCGCTAGGTAAAACGTCCCCGTCTATACAGGCGATAAGGATATCTGTTGCATTTAAGCGAATATTGTCGCCATTCGCTATCTCCTGAGAGCCTGCGAATTTCTTCTTTCCTTCAACGCCATTAATGTCAGTGTTCTCAACTGGAGAATATAAATCAACTCCCGGAATGGCGTCACGAATTTTCTAGGCCCATTCTGTATTACGAAGTAAATCACCGTAAGTAAAAATTGGTCCAGCTAAATAGATTTTCATATTTTATTCCTCCTTTTTTCTTTTATTATACCTTAATTTTAGAAAAAAGTCAAATAAAAAAGGTGGCACCATTTTTGGTGCCACTTTATTAATCCAATAGATCCGCGCATTGACTTACAGCAGAACGTTCAGATTTCATTAATTTAACCATTCCGAATAATGGATTTCCTGCTAATCCTTTAATAAACTATGGAATTCCACTCATATTGATATCTTTATAGTCGCATTGTTTTACATCTGCACAGAATATAATCTAGCTGCCTTCTCCTACTCGGCCTAATAATAATTGTATATTTGTAGTAAGTAGATTTTCTGCTTCATCTACAAGTATTAAGCAATTCTTTAAGTCGCGGCCGCGTAGTGTAGAAAGATGGGCTGGTTCAATGCGTCCGTCATTGAGGTATTCCTCAAATAATTGCGGGCCCAAATGGTCTTCAATTTGACGTAGCCAAGGATACTGTTTATCAATTTCGTCGCCAGGTAAAATACCTAATCTTCCGGCGCCTTTTACCTCTAGGTTATTTTTAACAAAAATAATTTTATTATATTTTCCTAGTTGTAATTGATGGGTTGCCCAAGTTTCTGCAAACATAGATTTACCAGTACCAAAGCGGCCAAGGCATAGTTTAATTGGTATACTATCATTCTAAAGTAAATCAAGATACATTTTTTGCTCTATATTTCGTGGACTAATTCGTTCACCAGTTGGAGCAGTAAATTCTTTATATTTTAATTTTCTATAAGACTGACCATCCCAGAATAATACGTCTTTTAATTCTGTGCCACTATAAATTTTAGCAAACTCATTAGTTTTACATTTTAATATATTCATTTGCGGGTCTGAATATAAGATATTCATTTCATTATCGTCTGGATAATATTTAGCCCATCCGCACCATTCATCTTCCTTCGGCTTTTCATTAGGTGTATAAACTGCCATTAGGTGAGGCATTTGTAGCGCAAATGCGTATTGAGCGGCATCGCAAGTCATGAATATAATATCTTCTCTATTTTCTTCCGCGTATAATTCAGCGGCGCAAAGGATACGATGGTCGTTGATATCACTGAGAAAATTATATTTTTTAAGCATTTTATCTATTTTATGATTATTAGACGTAATTACAGAATAACGAGTGCCGCTAATAATCTCTCTAATTGCTTCACGAGCATTATATTTTAATTCCTAAGAAGCACGTTCATTAGTTTTAATGTGTTCTAATTCAGATACAGTTAAGGGGCTGATAGCCACCCGAGTTTCAACTGTATTCCAATGTAAAACGGCAGATGTATCTGCCCAATGTTTAATCATTTATCATCAACTCCGTAAATGCAATCAATTAGCCCAAGCTCTTTCATTTCGGTTGACTTGATAAACCATTGCTGACGAGCATGTTTATCGTATAACTCGGCGCTAATGTTAGTATTGTCAATAATAAATTGACGAATATCGGCATCTACTCGTTTATTAAAGTCCATAATGTCATCTGCGGTTCGTGCTTCACTAGACTCCAAAGCAACATATCCATCATGTAGTAATACATATGAAGCTGGAAAACAATATCTTGTTACATTCTCATTTTTCCCGCCGCCAGCAAGAATAATTCCTGCCATACTTGCGGCAATTCCGGGAACGATAATATGCAATGGTTTGGAATACTGAGAAATATATTGGGCTAGGTAGAAACCATTTGATACATCGCCGCCGCAGGAATTTAATATAATCGTGACGGGATCTTGCGAATCGTCCTTTTCAAATTCACGCATTGGAATAAATACTTTTTCTACGGTTGCGTCAGTTACATATTCATTCATAATAATAGTTCTATTATCAAAAAGTTGATGAAAATACTAGTATGTAACTGGGTCAAAACCATATTTTTCTACCGAGCCAAATAGTTCTTCTAAATCCATAAGTCCTCCTCAGCATTTTTTTTAAAAATGCTTAGCTAATAATTTTTGATAGCGTACAATCATCAGGGGAGATATCGCCTTTACGGATTGATTTTAAGTAAGGGTGGCGGATACTTAAGCCGTTTGCGTTACTAAGAGCCATACCGCCAATAGTAACCGGGCATAAGTACCATTCATTAAAGTTATTCTTTAATTGTTCTTTAAAATCATCTGTTAATCCAGCGACCTTACACAGCTGTTGCAGTTTATGGTCGTTATCATATACGCTTACATAAATAGCTCCAGGCCAATCCATATATGCGCCGCGACTAATTGGTTTAATCGTGCGCCCAGATTGGTAATCGCCAAACAGCTGTCCCTGTAATTTTTCGCCAGTACGAGTGTCTCGCCAATACATCCACGTACCGACATCTTTTCCGCTATAATCTTCAGCGGCGGGTTCGGTGCCTGTAATTACACAGTCAATAAGATTCTCAAGTTCTCGCTTTACTTTTAAAGTCTTATGGGCTGTGCGTTTACCGGGTTCTGGAAGACCAGAATTTTTATAGCAAACAACACCTTCTCCACCAGCAGAAAATATCATATTAAGTTTATCATAAAATAAATCATCCATTGGATAATAATGAACGTATGTAACCAAGGGGTGATTAATACGTTCGGCGGCAGCCTTAACATATTTCTGCCGCTCAATCCAAGGCGTATTCATTAGATCTTGTCCATCATAAAACCAAACATCAAAAATACGCCATTTAAGCTTCTGATTGCGAAATTCGTTATTCTCAATATCTCGCTTATCTTTAGCCGTAAATTTAGTTGTTTTAGATGCTTCAATATAGAACTCTGAATCCTGAATGCTCTTTGATTTTATAGGACTCGCGCGCAATACAGAACCGACATTTCTGTCAATTCCTTTATCATAATATACTTCGCCCATAATACGTGTGGGTTTATCAAATGCGGCAGCAACTGCGTCAAAGAAGAATAGTCTGTCTTCAATGCGGCCGAATTCCTTAGTAACGGTGCTAACGCCGCGACTAATAATACGCTTGTCTCCGTCAAAATCACAAATAAAAGCACTATAGTTTCCATCTGTTTTAAGCTGGAAACTATATAAGCCAGAGTTAATCATTTTACTTAGTTCAAGTTCGCGCTTTTCTTTTGAATAGGTTGAAGGGAAACTCCAGTACTTTTCTGGGTCTAATTCTCGTAGTAACATATATTACTCCTTTTCAATTAGGTCTAGATCTTCAAGAATGGCAACTGCGCTATCTTTAAGTTCTTCCAATCCACCATCATTATGAACAATATAATTAAAGGAAAAATCATCTAGAGAGGTTTCACTTGGATGAACTAGCTGTTCAGGTGTAAAAGCGGGATTTACCCAAGCCGTTCCATCAGCATTTGTTCGTTCTACTCTAATACAAGTAAGAGAAGGAAATTTTTCCATTACTATCTGAACTTCGTTTTCAAAGCGTGCATCTGGAATAATTGCTACATCAAATTCATCTTCAAAAGCTGAAATCAAATCGGCTACAATATTTACCCAGAAATTAGGATACTTAGCGCGCACTACATCAGTCCCGATATGCTGGAGAAGCGTGCGCCCGCGCTCATCTTTTTTTCCATCCCAATTGAAGTAATCACGAAGTACCCATTTTACAGCATCTGCATAATGGATAACAAGCACTCGCTGATTATGCTTTTCTAGTTCTTCTTTCATGAAATGCCCAATCATATCCTTACCAGCGCCGGACTTACCAGAAATAATAATAACTTTATTCATTTTCTCTTTTCTCCATTTCTATATTAAAATAAAATCTTAAATAATCCTGCTCTTCTTCAGTGTGATTATAGGCTGTATAAGCTTCTAGAAATTTAGTTGCCTGCACTGGCGGCAAAGAAGAGGCAAGCCGCCAAGCAATTTCAGCAGATTCACGCAACTACGTACTAATATTCGGAAATAGTTCTATCATTTATGGCCCTCCTGTTGAAGTTTATTTAAAATGTCAAAGAAGGTCTGAACCTCTTCCTTACTTTCAAGACAATAACGTCTAATTTTTTTCGGCGCCGCACGTTCATTGTTTTCTGGCAACACGTAAATATAATATGTTTCGTTTTGCTCTTCATCAATAATGCGTTCGGTTATTGTCTCTCCAGTTCTTTTACTTACGAGTTTAATATGAGTGCCGTCGCTGCTATATTCTTTTTCCATATCAAAACAAGAGGTTTTCATTTCCCCAACTAATCCAACGTACTCATCTCGTCCTACTTGATAAATTTCTTTATTCATTTTTTATACCTCTGAAATTATCTTTAAGTGTTTGCGCCTCTAGCTGTGCAAGACGGTCGCACTCATTATTCCAATAATTATTGGCATGTGCTTTAACTTTTGTAAAATAATACCAAAAGTTATCAAAGTATGGAATAATTTCCATCCAAAGATTGGAGTTAGAAACTGGATCTCCATTAGCATTGGTCCAACCGTTTCTTTGCCAAGTTTCATACCAATGTTTTTCAAAACAATTAATAGCGTATGCTGAATCACTATATATGTATACTTTTTCATTGGGGTGCCGGTTCCGTTGCGCATATTGTAAAGCATTGCGAATTGCCATTAACTCCATTCGCTGATTTGTGGTACCTTCTTCGCAACCGGAAGCTCTATATAAAAACACTCCTCCTCGTAATACAATAAAACTCCATCCGCCGAAGCGAACATTACCTAGGCTTTTACATGACCCATCTGTGTAAATTTCTAGGGTAGAAATTTGTTCAGTACTACGTTTTTCTTGAATCATTATAACTTTCTCCTTATTTTTTCTTATAATTTATTATACTCTAATTTATAAAAAAAGTCAATCATTTAAGAAAGTCATTTTGATCCAATTTCTTTTTGTACACCGACTAAATCCAATCATATTCAGTTGTAAATACGCCATTTTGGTCGCCGGTACGTTCTAGCAATTCTACATATTTATCATGTAGGTCAGCTATATGCCTAAATTCATCGTGAGAGTGATTTATGCCATTTCTACATGAATTAGCAAACGCTAGAATTTCCCAACGGATTCTATCTTTTTCATTCGCATCAATATCTGTTTTAATTTCATCTACAGAGTCCTCAACGTCTTTTAAATGTTCGTTTAAATCATGCGTTAAAAGTTTCCCTACCCATTTTACGAATGAGGAGACTGGATTCCATTTTACAGGTGTGATTTGAATGAAGATAGAAAATATTAGAAGAACTTGTACGAAATTGTGCACGAGCCAATCTAATATACGTTCAAGTTGTCCTTGGGTCATAGTAGGTCACCTCCTTTGGGAGATTTTATATATATAAACTCTATCGGAGGATAGAGGTTATTACGGCAATATATTACGCATTAAAGTTAAAAAGCCAGAAGCAAATTCAATACTAATTTTATTATGCGACTATGCAAAGTCTCGTAAAACCGGCCATCTGTCTTTAAGACTGGGTGCTTCCTGACGAGTATAAGGTACATTAGGAGCCTGAATAGATACTGTAAAAGCATTACCATTTAAAATAGTATTTTGAATTGTTTCTTTGCCAGCCATTAATGCTTGATAAGTTGCGTCTAAAAAAACAGAAGCTGGAAAATAAGTATCCTGTAATTTATATAAATGAATGTTAGTAACATTATTATACATAGAATTTTCAGCTATATCTCGACCAATAATTGCAAAATCATCAAACATAAGCATACCTGCAAAAATTGCGAAGTATGATTCAAGAGGATTTTTATTAATTGCGCCCAAAGTATTGTCTGCTAAGTTGTAAGCAGCAAATGCTAGCCAATCAGTACTAATTCCTAACTATGCTCCTAAATTATTAATTGAATTAATATAATTAAATAAATTTAAATTTTTTCTTCCAAAAAGTATATTTTTTCCATTTTTTTGCGGCCATTTTCCTCGCTCTAATGAATTAAATGATTTATTAGATTCATGAAAAATAAATGCGTGTGATAATCCTTCTAATGAATTATTAAGCTATTCCATTTGATCCAAATATTCTTTTGAAATTTGGTCTGCATCATGTCCTATAGAATTAGATGATAAATCATTATAAATACTATTTAATGTATTCTATACTATATTATTAGCCTATTCATCTGGCATATCATTACTTATAACAATATGGCCTAATAACATATCTGTTGCTAAATTTAGATTACCTAAATGTTTATGTGAATTAAATGCTGATGCTAAGCTAGATACTAGTTCATTATGAAAAGCTAAATTATTATCAAAATTTGTATGTTTCCAGGTAACGTGTACGTGTTTTAATAGATTCTAAAAATATTTGTTTTTATTTATAATAGGATCGTTTTGTAATTGATTTCTAACTTTATCAAGTGCTTTTTTAGCTTTTTGTGAAACATTACGTTTATATTGTCTTACTTTATCAGTTACTGTAATACCATACATTTGTATTATTTCATCTAATAATTGCTAATCTTGGTAAATACTATTAATATTAGTATCTGTTTCAAATTCGCTAAATTTAGTTTTTAATTTGTCAATAGTTTTTATAAAATTTTCAAATGAATATTCTTCTTCTTTATTATATTTTAAATAGCCTTTATCATATAAAAACTAAGCTAATTGTTGTTGTATCATAGCGGTCGCGGCTGCAACATTACTAACTCCTTTTTTTCCAATTTGTGCTGCAATAAATTGCTGTCCATCTGGCCGCTACAAAAATAATAATGTTAATTGTCTAATCATTTCTTCTTGCTGTAAAGTAAAATTTACTCTATAGGATGAGAAATCATTTAAAGTAGCTTCTAACTACTAAACTAAATTTACCTAAGGCGTATTAACAACAGAAGTTTTATTAAATCCTTGTAATCTTGATTTATATTTGTTAAGATTAGTAATGACCATGTTAAAAGCTGTAATAAAAGTTTTATAATCAAAATTTTTAGGATTGTCTTTTGCAACTTCTAAAGCATCAATAATAATCTATTCCTCTGAGCCAATTTTCCCTAATGATTTTAATTCTTTAATTCTAGCATCTATAAACTATATTTCATGTGCCCTCTATGATGCTGCAACTTCTTTTAAAAAATTAAGACTTGTTTCTTCTGCATTTGATGGTGACTAAAACATATTTGTATTAAAAGCATTTCCGGTTGGAGAATTAGTAATTCCTAATTGAGCATTAAACAAGCTTCCAATACGAGCGGATAAATTAATTCCATCATTCATTAGAGAAGTTAAATAAACATATGGATCATTTGGGGAAGGTATATAATATCCTGTATATCCTTTTCTTGACATATATAAATTGTTGTCCATACTAACGCTCCTCTTAAAATAATTAAAATAAAGCTATCTTCCGATAGCTTCTTCCACATAAATAAGTTTCAAACTTACACTTTAATTTCTTCAATCTGTTTCACTTGCCCATTTTTTTTCATCTTAAACCCTTGTGCCTTTCTAGTAAGCACATTAAGTACGAAAATTTTATTGCTATCTATTGTACCAGTATCCATATCAATTTTTTCGCCAGTATAATCTGGATTAAAATTCCCAGAATAGGCAAGCGGTTGTACGCATAGAATTATTTTTCTTAAAAATCTAGCAAGATATGGAATTGGCGTGTGCCCGTGAATACACGTCCTTCCGGGCGCCCATCCGTATCCAAAAGCATGACGGTCCCAGAGAATAAAATCAGAGTCAACCTTATCAATAGGAGTTCCATTATATTCACATTCACTTACGCGCTTAAAGTTTGGATATACCCCGCCAGCATGACAAAAGTCATATTGTTCATAGCTAAAAGTATATGGTAGCCTATCTATACTTTCTACTATATCCATTGGCATGCCATCCATTATCCAATCAGCAAGTGTTTCCATACCACCATTATTAATAGCCAACTGGATATCATCATATTTATAATCAAACATGAATGTTGATTTCAATACAGTATAAACGCGTTCACGAGTAGTATTTGTAAAATCAAATTTTTCCTTAATTTGTCTTGCGGCTTTAACAAAGATATCTTCATGATTACCTTTAAGATAAATAATATGAGGATTACTTAGCATATCCTTCATGATACCATAACCGTCTGGGCCTCGGTCGCATGCATCTCCTCCAAAAATAATTGTGGGTGAATCATCTCCAGTAAAGCAATATTCTATTATTGCGTCGTATAGCGATTTAAACCCATGTATATCAGTAAAAAAATATATATTATGCATTTTGTTCCCCTTTAATTAAATCATTATAATACTGTTCTTGCCATGTTTCTATTAAAGCATAGTCAGTATCAATATTTACATCGCCTTCTTCATTCGCGCGCTGGCACGCTAATTCATACGCTTGCTCCCATAAATCCATTCTTTTCACCTCATAATTTAATTATAGCATATTTTTTTAAAAAGTCAAATAAAAAGGGCGATTACTCGCCCTCCTTGGTGAAGTTGATAATCGGAGTAGACCCGCCAGTAAACTGAGGAAGCTGCCCATTCCATGTATTAATTTTTGTATATTCAATTAGTTCCGGAGTCAACGACTGATTCATTTTCTTATTAGCTTCTGCCTTTGCTTCTGCTTCAACCTGAATAGCGTAAGCCTTTGCATCTGCTTCAATCTTAGCTACATCTGCAGCGGCCTGTGCAGTAATACGATCACGTTCGGCTTTCTGTGTAGCTTCCATAGTCTGTTGTTCCTGCTGTGTCTGAGCGCGCTGTTTTTCCTGAGTAGCAACCTGCTTTGCTTCAATAGCAGATTCATACTGGTCTGTAAAGTCAATATTTTCAATTGCTAGCGAGATAATATTAACGCCCTTTTCAATTAGTTCAGATTTAAGTAGATTAAAAATCTCATCTGACATTGCCTGTCTATTTGCGACTAGATTTTCCGCAGTATATTTAGCAATTACAATCTTAACGTCTTCCTGAATACGAGGATTAACTAAAATTGGTACATATTCAGTGCCGACATCACGGTATAGACGCATTGCTGTTGACTTATCAATATTGTAGTTTACGCTTCCCTGAATGCCAACCTGTTGAATATCTTTTGAAAATGCTTCTAGTTTAAACGCATCGCGCTGTTCACGATTATCCATCTTTACCACATTCTGCCACGGGAGATGGAAGGCGACACCCGCATCAAGTGTATTGTCTTCAACACGACCAAAGGTAGTAAGAATACCGGTATAACCAGTTGGCACATGCGATACACAACTACCGATTGTTAATGCAGCAGCAACTATAATGCTAACTACTGGAATTAGAACCTTCAGCCCGGGCGCATCTCTCTTATCAATCATATGGGCCACAACAAAACCACCAATAAGTACAACAATCGCAACAATAAATCCTACCATTACTTTTCAAGCCTCCGAATCTTTCTTTTTAATTTGTTTACAATACCACGATTTCCTTCTGCATCACGTGCATTAAGTAAATTAATACGTGCCTAATACTTTTTAATTAAAATTTCATTAGTCATCTTTTAATCCTCCTATTTTTTCAATGGGCAATCTTCTGGCTCAATGTTGTTCCAATATTCCCAGTCTATAAAACGAGAAGTTTTAATACACATCACGAAATTGCCAAATTGGTCTTTAAGATAAGGGCATTTATCACATTTATTCATTGATATCTTCCTCAGCAATCTCCTGTGCTTCTTCCATGTCAGGTGCGGCCGCTTCATCCTTCGCAATGCCCTCCAGTACCTTGAAGGAGAAGTTCTTGTGCTTATATACTGCAAAGTTAGAGCGATTGCAGATACGAGCAACTACACCTTCGCGCACATGGGTCTTGCCGATAGGGTCAGGTCCGTCATAGTATTCCTCAACCTTACGCACTACATATTCTCCCGGATTTACACCGTCAGGAATAATGAAGCGTTCAAATTCAGGAACAACATTTACGCCCCACTGTTCGCAACAAAGTTTAATCTGGTCAGGAGAAAACTCCATTACAAACCCATCTTCATTGGTCATAGTGATACGATAAACATAGAGTTCGCAACAAGGATGATATACGCCAGTCTCAAGAGGTTCTTCCATTTCATACTTATGGTCTTGTACGCATCCATAAGAGAAGGTAGTCA